AGTAAGGGCGATAGGTATCTTTTAGTCTTTTGGCTGTGTGATAAAGACCGTGTCGTTGAGCTAATCCAAAACGTCCCGTAAATCCCCTCAAAAATAATTGCAAATATTTATAATTATTTGCATAAAGTTGTATACATCGACACGGGATTAGTTCATAATACTCTTGAATTGATAAATAACTAACCGGAGATAAACATGAACGGAGCTTTAAAAATTAACACTAGGCAGGTTGTGGAAGGATCAAGAAAGCAACACGCTTGGTGCGATACTTGGACTGAGTCAATTGACTTTGTTTTTGATGGAGCGGTTACTGACGCAGTTTGCGAAAGAATTGTAAAAGCAATGCACTCTGCAAAAGTTTTGAGGCCAGCACAAAGTTCTCGCGGAGCTTTGCGTTATAGAGATGCTGACAAAGTTGCCAGCATTGATGTAGTAAACAAAAAGGTTTTTATCTCTTGTGTTGAAAACATTTGCGACTAACTCAAACACTTTTTACAAGGGCCACGCAAGTGGCCTTTTTTTTGCCTAAAAATAATTACTATTTATTTGTATACAAGTGTGGACATCGACACGGAGATAGCGTATATTTATATCCATCAACTGAACGAACCGGAGATAAAGATGGGAAACAAAAGAGACATTAAGAAAGAGATTACTGACCAGATCATTGATCTTATGAAGACGCATGGCTCTAACTGGACCAAGCCTTTCGCAGACTTGGCTGGCGCTCCAGTCAACGCAAAGACTGGACGCAAGTACACAGGCGTTAACTCTTTGTGGTTAGGTCTTCAGGGCCAAACCTACTGGGCTACCTTCAAGCAATGGAACGATCTTGGCGCTAAGGTTATTAGCGGACCCGGATCTGCTACTTACATCTCAGTGCCAATCATCATCAAGGATAGGGAAGACCCTACCAAGATTGTTAAAATTTTATTCAAGGGCGCGGCTGTATTTTCATCAGCGCAGGTTGAGGGTTGGGAGGAGCCTGTCGTTGATGCGGTTGACTCAACCGTCCAGCTTGAAGAAGTGGACCAGTTTATCGAAAACACATTTGCTGAGATTCGATTCACTTCTCAGGGACGCGCTTACTACCACCGCCTGACTGATTCAATCCATATGCCTAACCGTGAAAACTTTTCAGCTACTGCTGACTCTTCAGCCACTGAAAACTTCTACGGCACTCAGTTGCATGAGCTGATTCACTGGACTGGTTCTGACAAAAGACTGGACCGAAAGAAGGGCGCTTCATTTGGAGATGAGGATTACGCCTACGAAGAATTGATTGCTGAGATTGGTGCTGCGATGGCATGCGCTGAGCTAGGCATAAGCCCAGTTGTTAGGGCGGATCACGCTCAATATGTAGCCAGCTGGTTACAGGCTTTGGGCGACGACAAGAGCTTTATTTTCAACGCGGCGAAGGAAGCTCAAAAGGCGCTGGAGTATCTCCAGTCGCTACAACCAGAAACTGAAACTAAAAAGGAGGCGGCGTAAGCCGTCCTCCACTACCGGAGATAATTATGAATTTTAAGATTGAAGCTGCTGTAGAAAAACCCCACACAAGCCATCCGGGCAAATCACTTTACCCATGGGCTGACATTGAGGTAGGTCAAGGCATACACGTTCCAGATCGTGTGGTTAGAAAAGAAAAGGAAAACTGGTCTACAGATAACGTGGTTTGGACAGATGAAACCACTATTAAGCGCAAGCCTAACGACTTAAAGACTTCTGCGAAGCAATGGGCAAAGCGTAACAACAAGGACGTTGAGTGGGATGCGTTCCGCTACGAACACCCAGAGAATGGTTGGGGGGTGCAGATACAAAGAACAAAATGACCAAAGGGTGATGGCTCATCCTTCGGAGCTGGCTTAGCCCACCAGTGGTCAGAAACGGGCTTTTCAATTAAGAGGCATTCGCCTCTTTTTTTTGGCCTGCGTTCCCATAGCTGTGTTATTTGTTCCAGTTGTGTTTGCTACTAAAGCACTGTAACCAATTGCAGCCTATCGCAGTGTTATTGTCTCCAGTGGTAATGCAGCAGTTGGCCTACAGCTGTGTTATTCGCGCCCGTTGTATTTGCAATACAGCAATAGGCCTGAAAATAATGCGTTTTTTTAGTATAAATAGTTGTACATCGACACGGGATTCAGGTATATTTATAACCATTGAATTGATAAACAACTAACCGGAGATACGAAATGGACTTACTTGAAATGATCGTCGAAGAAGAAGCGCAAATGTTCCAAGGACACATTGATTGCGAACAAGGTATTGGATCTGGAGAAATCTCAGATTGTGTTGACAGGATCTTGGAAGCTGCACGCAACGAGCTTGACGAGGACACTGTCGCGGTTATCACTGCCGCTCCTGAGTTCACCATTCGCCCTATGATCAACGATGCAATTCGCAATATGGAGGCGGCGTAAGCCGTCTTCTGGAGGAGATTAATATGAAAGTAGCAATTAAATTTACCGCTGACATAGACATGGACACAGTCAAAGCGTACATGGAAGATCTGCAAGAGACAGATCAGACTCCCAGAGAGTTTGCCCTTGACTGCATCAGGGAGTGGGGTATGCAAGGTTTTGATGCCTCTACTCAATCCGCAATCGGGATGTCTATTTACCTCAATTAATTCCAACTGATGAGGCTGGGTAGTTCCCAGCCGAAACCGAAGGGTCTTGGAAAACTAATAAACCGGAGATAACAATTGAAGTTAGAATTAACCAAAGCACAAGCTCAGCACATTAAATATTTAATGCAAAACGATATATCTGAAAACTCAAAACTCTTGAGTTGGGGTCATCACTGTGTTGATAAAAGGTTTTGCAGGAACGCCATAAATCTTTGTCAAAGAGTATTGGATAAAATGGAGGAGGCTTAGGCCTCCTTTTTTTTGTCCATCATCTTACGAACATAATCTTTGTAGTTGTCTTGAAACATACGCTCCCACCAAGCTTCCCACGTTAAACGCTTAGGCGTTAGCAGGCTCCTGCGATGCCATACAAAGCGAGCAGCGTAATATTTACGCTCCTCAGCCCAGATATCCTCTTGCTCTTTAGTAGAGATCACCAATATCTACCGTCTGTATTCCAGACACGTTAAACGGCTTGTAGTCGTCACGGTCCTTGCAATCAATGATGGTTTTGAGCGCCTGTTCGTTCCTAGCCCTGCCATAGTCAACGGCCTCTTCACTGAGTGTATAAACCGCAAAAGGGTAGGGATGCGCCTTCTCTTGAGCCAGAAACATAAACTGGTTTGCTGGCAAATCCAAAGCTTTGGCAGCGTCCAGATACAAAGCAGCCTGCATATGGTAGTTGAAGTTATTGATGGCGCTCTTGAATCCTCTGGGCGAAGCGTCACGCGCAGTCTTTAAATCCCAGACGTTCTCACCATCGTACCAATCCATACGCGCCTTGAAGGGATGGTTGTGCCAGTGAAAGCAAAGCGTCAGCTCTACCTTGTGTGTTTCATGTGGAACATATTCCTCTACGACCTTACGGCGCTCCATGCAGGCATCGTACATGTCCTGCTTGACCGGGGTGCGATCACCTATACCAGCCTTGAAGTCTTCGTACTCTTCCTTTCCTGCTTTGGTCCTACGGTCCACGTTAGGCTCTATCACAAACTCATCGTCGAACTTATCAATCTCCAAAAACAACGTGTGCTGCAACCGTCCCTCGATCAGTGCGGGTGATTCTTTCATGGGCAGCTCATTCTTCCACTTGTATGGACACTTGATGACTGTGGTTAGATCGTGTGATCGGTAAGCGTTTATCTCGGCGTACTCTTCGTAAGGCACTCCCTCGTATACTCCAACCTTAAACTCCATCGTTCTTCCTTGGATCTATGCCGTTCGCTAATTTAAGATACCAATTTGCTTTAGCCATGTCGGTATCTTCAGCGCCCTTCTTCTTGCCAGCACGCCACAGATACTTGAACGCATTTATTTTGGCGTAAATCCTGACCTGCTCCTCACCGAAGGCAGCAACCATCGCGTCGATACACTCAATGTCGCCACTCAAATAGTGGCTAGGCGAATGAACTACCGATTCGATTCGGTACAACGATTCATTTTTTCTTGGCCTGCCCCTCTTTCTCTTCTTCTCTGTTGTCATCATTTTCTTCCTTATCGAGTAACGCCTCGATTAGTTGTTGTGCTTCATCGCCTTCCAACTCGATTGTAATCGTTATCTTTCTTGTCATCGCGTTGGTTTTTGAATGTAGCGCTTTATTGGTGTACCCCAATTCTGTTCGACAGCTTGTTTGTAGATCCAGTCCTTACTTACCTTGTCTCCTCCCGGCAAATGGAATGTGTTTCTGTTCTTTGCGTCCTGCACAAAAACAAGACTGCCAACTTCTATGTTGTACATCCCCTCTCGTTCAGCACCCATGATGCGTAAGTATCTTGTGCTGTTTCCTTTTCTCGGTTTTCCCATTTAATATATCTCCAAAAGCGCCGCAGCTCTGGGGACTCGCCGGAGATATGAATAAACAAATCCCCAGAGCATGCAGCTAGGAACTAAAACGGTATGTCTTCATCCTTGTCGTTAGACGACAGGTCCGCAAGTCCACCGCCTTGTTGTGGCGCCGTAGGCGCAGCAGGTTGTGCAGGAGTGCTTGCATTCTGTTGTGCAGTAATCACTTCCTTGGATGTGCTTATCTCCTCTTTAAGCCACGGCGGCAATGTCTCAAAAATATCACACATCTTTTTAGACTCTTCTGAACTCTGACCTGTCCATTCCTGACAGTACACCTCAACGTCGAAGTCCTGAGTTTCATTGATCGTCTCAATTACTTTAGCTCCGCCGTCTGGTTTGTAGATCGAGTCAACAGCGGTCTTGCCTTCAGTGCCGTACTCTACAATCTCAATGTCGCAGGTTACCCCCAACACTTTAGCCAAGTCGAATGACTTTAACTCGTCCTCGGTAAAGGAACGTCCACGCCAGCTCTTTAAGTGCTTGTGTAGCGTTGCGTTCTCATGCAGTGACGCCGTGTACTTCTTGGAGGTAGAGAACGGACGACCGTCCGCCATCTGGATTGCACCCCACTCTTCTGCACCTGCATCATCTACCTGCAATTGGTGTGACACTTCCCAGTACAGTCGCACCTCACGCTTTTCTTTTGGCTCTTGGTCTTGGTAACTTCTTTTGTGCGTTCCCATGTCAATAATGCGATAACATGCCGCCCTGTACCTTCCCACTGGCAGGTTCTCGTAATCACCCCCGCCTTGACTAGCTACCATTATCATAAAATCCTCCGGTTATTTGAATTTATAAAAAGTTGTGCTATTTTACACAACTTAGCACATAGCACAAGCCGGAAGATATGAAAATTAAACCACCAAAGAATTTGAAGAATTTGGACAAGCCCCTATCTGGGGATGTGCGGTCTGAGTTCATGGACTTTCTGTTGAATCGAGGTTACGAGTACGATTCCAAAAAAGGCCTGATCACAGATGGCAGTATCGGTAGAGCATACATTAATGGTGATGCAAAAAACAAACAAAATGGCTGGTATCAGCTGTGGCTCGATCAGGAAGTACCATACGGAAGGATAGGGGATTACCGGATCAGCTCTACTGAACCAACAGCGGTGTTCCGTCCTGAGAACGCTGAGAACTGGGCGGAGATATCCCCAGAGCGCAAGAAAGAGATACAAGAAGAAACAAAGCAGCGTGAACAGAAGCGTAAGGCAGAGCAGGAGGAGCATTACAAACAAGGAGCTGAACGTGCCAGAAAAGAGTGGGAACTTGGAGCGCCTTGTGAGACACATCCGTACCTAGAGAAGAAGAATGTCTGCTCCTATGGTTTGCGTGTAGATAAAAACGGATCGCTCATGATCCCGATTGAGAATTATCTGGGAGAGATTGCTGGCCTGCAAAAGATTGACGCGGATGGCAACAAAAAAATTGAGTACGGCTCGAAGAAGGAAAGTAACTACTTCTTTATTGGCAAGGACTTGTTAGGTGAGTGCGACAGAATAAATTATGTCGAGGGTTACGCAACTGGAGCCAGCTATTTTGCGGACCATAACCAGCCAGTGGTTGTGTGCTTCGACGCCTACAACTTATCGAATGTCGCCAAGGTGTTCTTTCCGTTTTTCAAGACTAAGAAGCATGTGTTCATCGCGGACAATGACGAGAAGAGCAAGACGGGAGAGAGGGAGGCTGTAAAAGCCTGCCAAGTCATACAGGAGCTGAAGGGACAGGCTGAGGTGCTGATGCCAATGAGCGCTGGTGATTATAACGACCACGCCAACGATGAAGGCAGGGAAGTGGTCGAGGTGTTGGAGGGTGAGCTGTTAGATCCTGAAGAACCAAAGCCAGTTACGCTTACCGACATAACCCCGGTGGACTATGAGTTTGCGAAAAGCTCCACGGGCAAATATTTGAACGTCAAAGAAAACATACAGGGCGTGCTGACAATCAACTCTATATCAGTGGTGTATAACGTGATCAAGAAGGTCATGGAGATAGACATACCGAACATGGATTTCATTGCGGACCTGAAAGAAGATGCGTCTTTGACTGAAATTGAAAATCGATGCATCACGATGGGTGTTCCGCACTCTAAGGTGGCTGACTATCTCAAGGTTATTTGCAAGCCATACAATCCTGTACAGGAATGGATGGAATCCAAGCCATGGGATGGACGTAGTCGCCTGCAAGAGTTCTTAGACACGATTGGGTGTCCTGAGAATGA